AATGGTGCTAACACACAATAGTATGGTCCTGGTGCATTTGCGTTTCTTAATGTTGCCGCCGCTTGGAAGATTACATTTGCAGTAATTTCTGCCGCGCCTGAACCTACAGAGTTAGAAAACCCTGAGAATAAAGCCGCTAGATCTGTATCTACTTTTGCCGCGATACCTTCACCCATTTGTCTACCAACTGCCGCTTGTACGTCTAATGTTGCAGATTCTCTTACGAAATCTGTTAATTCAACATTAACACCAATCTCTGAACACGTCACATCTTTTCCTGTTGGATTGAATGTAGACGATGAAAGATCCGCGTTTTCCGCAACTGCCGCCGCTGAGATTGTTGGGATTACTGGTATACTAGCCGTCAAACCTGGAGTACCAGATAAGTCGTAGTTTGCCACAAGTGGTCTGATTACTGTCTGTTCTGACATTGTAAAGACAGCCGCCTGTGATATATTTTCAAACAGTTCTACTGTTTCTGTAGTTGTAGTAATAGCCATGTTATATCTCCTATATTATGACTGTTAGAATCTAACTACACCCTTTTCACGCATTAACTTTTTATAAAGTTCGCGATCACCTGGTTTGGTTAAATCTAACTTGTTTATATCAGTTTGTGCCGTAGTCCCTTGCTTGCCTTCTCCTGCTCCAGTGCCAGAACCTTGTGGTCCTGCTGAAACAAAATGTGGGTTTGCTTGTAGAAACTCTGTGACCAAGTCTTTCACTTGTATGGGCTCGCCTTTGTCGTTGTATCTGACTTGCCCTGTTTTTGTGTCAATCACATCAACTGTGCCTGCATCGTTCAATTTTAATTGACCTTTAAGCAATTGGCTCACTTGTTGTGGGTTGACTGCTTTTGCTCTTGATGCCTCTCCTAACAATGCTCCATCAATCTTGATTGAAGTCAATTCTGACTGATATTGTGAGATTGTTGAGTTGAACTTTTCTGCTTGTTCCTTAAGCACTTTTTCAAACTCTCCTCTCTTCTCCAAATCAGCCTGCCTTGCCTTTTCCTCTTTCTTGACTAGAGTGTTGTAGTGATCAACATCTATTCCAGCATACTTCTTATCAAAGTTTGCTCTTTGCCTCGCCAATCTGTCTTCAACAATCTTATCTATGTCTTGTTGAGTAAATGTGCGAGTCTCCGTTGTTTCTACAGAGACTGGTTTTGTCTCTACCTGCGTTTCTGTTTTTTCAGGTGCAGTAACCTGAGATTGTACCGCTTGTGTTTCTGCGTTCATATAATTGTCCTCTTTGTTTATGAGTTGAGTGCCCTCCCTGCCCTTATGGCAGTCTCGTGTTTATTTATTATCTTCTTTTCTTTTTGCCTTTAGACATTCCGCCTCTTTTGCCTCTTCTGGACATTCCAGATCTTTTTTTTCCTCTAGTTGTAGCCATCCTAGTTCTCCTTCTTCTTGGGCCTATCACTTTTGTGAATAGTGCCGCTGTTTGTGTACTGGTTGTTATCGCCATGCTTTCATGCTCCAGTATGCAGGAGATAAAGTTTTTTGTCCTTTCACTTTATCCAACACTGCACCCATTCGTGCAAGGAACGATCGCTGTCTAGCAGGATTGTTCTTTTTGATAGTCATACCTTTTTGTCCAAAGTTTATCTTTTTGACATTGCCAGTTTTCTTATCACGCACAAATACTTTAAACTTTTTTACATCACCTCTTGAAGGTTTGTTTAATTTTACAGTTCTACCTTGATACTTTGCCATGTATCCATGTCCATATCTTTTTAAAAAAATCTTTTATCTTTTTCATTATTTTCTCCTCCTAAGGTCTAAATCATGTTTCCTACTGCCTCGTAGGAAAGAATTTACTCTTGCCATTGCCCATTGTTGCATTCCTATTCCAGGTCTTGATCCTGCTGTTAGGAAAGCACCCTGTCCCCTACGGTACACTTTTGCCAGTGTGCCATAAGTGAATCTGCTCTTATCTGCCTTTGTGCGAAGTGTCTTTTTTACACTGGCACTCAACGGCTTACGCTTTGCCAAGTTTTATCCTCCTGTTTATTAAACTTTGTGGTATTGTTTTGCCAGCCCTTGCCATCTTGCCAATCCGTTTGATAAGATTTGCAAGTTCAACTCTCTTACTGCCTTTAACACCACTAAGATATTTCTTTGGTACTTTGGATTTTTTATCTTTAGGTACCCTGCGTCTCTTCACCATCATTGTCTCCAAAAAATGCGTTTATCTCAGGATGTATTTCCAATATCTGTTCGTTGGTGTATCCTTCGCCTATCATATCTCTCATGTGCTGTATCATGTCCTCTGGATTCTCCATTGGTGGATGTGGCATATCAAGTTTCAATGGAGTTGTTTGTGCAGGTGTCTCCTCAGGTAAGTCAGACATACTTTCTTCTGTTATTGTTTCGTATATCCTTTTGTCTATTTCATCTGTAATCCTTGTATCCGCAATGTTTGATTCTTTTGCAAGTTTCAACATAGCGATATCGTTGGCTTTGTCCTGTATGGAAAATGATCTTGGATATTTGACTGAACCGTCATAAGTCATGCCTTGGAATAGTGCATACAATCTCCATATCTGTTCTTCACAATGTTCTAAACACATAGCAAAGTCTGCCAATCTAGCATTTAACATTTGGAATTCAGTTTGCAATCCAATGCCTGATAATCTTCTTGATTCTACTGATCTAATACCACCAACGCAAGCCATTCTGTCTATTGCATCAACCTTTTTCTGTATGCTGTCCAAAACAGCATCAATAGATGAACCGTTTGGTTGTAATAGATAAGGTTTAAGTCCTGGTTCTAAATTTTCTTCCATGGTCACAATAGCACCTGCTCCTGCTGAAGCATCTGTGCCTCTTGTCTTTACAAGTGTTGGATGGTTTGTTAATTTTATAATGTCATGTATCTCTGCTGTTTCCTCATAGATATTTTTTTGCATATCTGCTATGTCTCCCACAGCACTTACACCAACACCTCTTAAATTTGATCTTTGTGAATAACAAACCACACAAGGTATTCTGCCCAGTGTGTTTGGTATTGAATACATATATTCACCCTGTCTGTCTTTTGTTGTGTATCTGTACACATTTGTTTCTTCTGGAGTGTATTCTCTAATGTATTGTTCGCCTTCTTGTATTTCTTCTTTTACTTTCAAATATACAAGTTTGTAATAACCATTTTCTTCTCTTTCGTATTGCCAGTCCAAAACATTTTCAGGAGTGAATAAACTTACATATGGTCTGACTTCTTGTTCCAATTCGTCTGCTCTTGTGCTTACATTTGTGTTTGGTTTATCTACTATGACCCAACAATGTCCATAAACTTGTGAATGTCTTGAAACATCTTTCATGAATGCCGCAAAAGTTCTACCATCAAGATCTGCATCATCAAAGAAAGCATCCAGTTGTGGATCTGCTTCAATTGATCCAAGATCTCTTTTGATATCTCTTCTAAATAAAAATGAATTATAAATGCCAACTATTGCTTTGACATGATTGTCCAAAGCATTTGTTCTTAATCTTTTTTCGTAATCGTCTCTTGATTCATACACAAATGGTTCTAAATATTTTCCATAGAAATAATCAAAGCCACCATTATAACTGTCTGCTAAAAATATCCATCTGTTGTAATACAATTTGTATGCTTCGTGCGTAGAAATAATATATTCACTTGCACTATATGGATCACCTTTTGTTAATCTATTTCTTATAACTGCCATTATCTAACTCCTATTGTTGGCTTACTTACATTCCATCTTGTTGGATTGCTTTGTTTTGCAACATCTCTTTTGATTGGCCATAAAAAGTCTACAAGGTAACCCACTGCGTCAGCCATGTGTTCTTGTCCATTTTTGTCAATTATGGATGTGTTTGGTTTGTATTGTAAAGATTCTAAACTTTTAATAATTTGTTTGCAATTTGGATCAATAAACATTTGGCGTAAACCTTTTGCGTTTTTTAACTTACTATTTACTGCATTCACTCTGTCTCTCACTAATGTATGACTTTGTCTTGCGAACACTTTGAAACCTGCATTCTGTAAAATGCTTATGTCTGTTTTTCCACCTGCAGATGTTTTTCTTTGTCTCCCTGCAGGATCTGGAAAAATGTTTATAATTGCTCTTGGATATCTTCTGTTAAGTTCATCACATACTTCTGCTGTGTTTGATCCCATAACATTTAATTCATCAATAAAAAATAAAGTGTTGTTTTGTATCACACCAATTGCCAACGACATTGGATCAATGTTGAAGTCTATGCCAACATACAATTCTTGTGTGTTAAAATTTTTGCATTCTCTTACAACTTCATCTCTATCAAAATTGTAATACACCATACCAGAGTATGTGTTGAATGTTGCTTCATATTCTTGTGCAAAAGTTCTTTCATCAAGATCTCTTTTTGCTTCCTCCAATTCTGCTTTATCCACTTGTCCACCATCTATTGTTTTGAAACTGAATGCCTCCCAGCCTTCTGTCTCTTTTGCCATAGTGTACATTTCATGACTGAAAGATCCAACACCTTTTGGTGTGCCTATAAACAATGCTTTGCCTTTTCTGTCTGACAATGTGGGTCTTAAAACTTGCGTCCATAGTTCCTTGTCCAAGTCTTGGTATTCATCCATAACTAAAAAATCCAAACCTACACCTCGTAATGCATCTTTGTTTTCTGCACCTTTAAGATGTATTGTGGATCCTGACTTTAATCTTATTTTTAATTCTGCTTCGTTAGTTTGATCAATCCATCTTAATTTTTTTAACATATCCTTTATAGGATTCCACAAAATGGATTTTGCCATTCTGTATGATGGAGCAACATAATAAACTTCCTTGTCCATCTCTGCGGCGTGTCGCACCAACTCCATCATGCTTACATAAGTCTTACCAAACCGTCTACCGCAACTTGCTGTACGCATTCTTGCTGGTGAATTGAATATCTCTTGTTGTGCTGGTGTCAACATTATTCTTTGCCCTCTGGTTTGGATAGTGCTTGTAAAAATTCACCCAATGGTAAAGGTTTCTTGTCATCCAAGTATTGTGGTTGATCTTTTTGTCCAAGATAATTTTTACCCATGAACTGCAACATTTTTGGATCACCTTTCTCTGCCTTTTCCATTTGTAATTTTTTTATGTGTGCTTGACCTTGGAGTCTGCCCTCGTCTATAACTTTCTTAAATTGTTTTCTAATTACTTTTATTGTGGTGTTCATGACAGCCGCGATCTCCTTGTCGTTGCATTGGTCAAATGCAAGTTGTCTGATCTGTTCTCTGTCTAATTTTCTAGCCATTATACCTGTCTCTCTAACACTTTAATTCTAAAGTTCCTGCTGTCCTTTAGACTGTTTGTTGTTGTAATTCTAAATTCTACATTGTAGATATTACCTGCTGTGCCACCTGATATGAATGCTGTGGCAACGAAATCTGTTTTGGAAGATGAATCCACAGCCAATGGAGCGGCATCTCCGTCTATTGTCTCCACTGTCACTGTGACTGTGTTAATTGTGTCACCACTTGCCATTGCATTGGTAAAGTCCATTGCGTAATCTAATACAGCAAACGGATCCTTTTCAATAAATTGTCCTACTCTGTCTGATTTGTATCCTGTTAATGTTGCCATGTGTTATCCTGATCTCCTGTCTATTGGTCCAACCTCATCTACTAATACCGTGTGCTGAACAGTAAGTTTTCTTGACTCAGAAGGTACAACTAAAATTCTTGTTTCTTGGTCAACAATATTTATGCGTGACTCTGGACGAACTGTGACTCTTCTAAACGGATCAAAGGCAACTTTACTGCCTACAACTAATGTTGACCCACTTGTAATAATACTTGCTTCACCATCTGCAAGAAAACCACCTGGGAAATTTGGCACTGAGAATGCAGATGTAAATGCACCTGCACCAAATCTTACTCTGAAACCTGTTGCGTCAACAGAGAAACTGCCTGCCTTTAATGCAACACCGCTGGCTCCTAAAGTTGGATCAGCAACAAGATTTGTACTGACAGTGATGTCTGCTTGTCCTAATCTAATTCTTTTGCCTAATGCTTGTACACTGGCAACAGCATCTAAATTAAAATTGAATACTCTGTTTATTTTTTTACCAACAGCATTGACAGAAAAACTTGAAGTTTCAGAAATAGCAACACCTCTAACAAAAAATCCACCATTTGTTGTTTGTGTGAATGTGGATGTGAATGCACCCTGTCCCAGTATGCCTGCTGTGGCTGATGCTGTTAGTGTGAATGTGCTTGGTGGAGATGTTAACAGTCCAGCCAGTATGGCATTGGCATCTATGCTGGTATTGAGTACACCTGAGATATTAACCGTACCGCCAAGTGTCCTTGTTGCTGTTGCTGAGACTGTGAATGAAGATGTCTCAACAATTCTACCACCTTTTAATCTTTCTGCAGAAACAGAAAAAGGTTGTCCTCCCCATGTGGCTTGTTTGGGCTCTGCCCATGTGCCCATCTCACCCCATGTGAGTCCACCTAGGTTTGAAAATATATTGACACTTGATCCAAGTATCTTGCCGCCAGTCGCGGTTAAGGTTGCAGATGCAGATACAAGTGACGCACCTGTAAATGTTGCCTCAACATAGCCTTGGGCTACATATCCACTTGCTGTGTATCTTGACACTGTGGGGACTCCTGGTTATTAAGCCAATGTTATGCTTAAATTTGTGTCCGCTATTTGGAAAGAGTCTCCGTCTTCAATTGTCTTGCTGGCTGTCAATGCTCCATAAAATAAAACATTTCCCGCGCCTGCAGAATCACTTGTTGAGTTTGTGTCCATAATCGCTACATGGGTGATTGTTCCAAAATCACCACCTGATGCTGTGAATGTGACTGCTCCGTTGTTTGTTGCCGTACCTGAAGCATTCGCGGCATTGAACGATATGGTTTGTCTTGCATATCCGTTGCCTGTGACTTCATTTGATAGATCACCTGCTTCTAGGTTGTCAATTGTGCCTCCTGCAGAATCACCTGCTGTGAACAAAGCCAAAAAGACTGTTCCTGGTGATGTGAAAGATGCTGTGCCTAGAGCGTGGTCTAGCAATTTCTTTTCTAAATAATCGCTTGATGCACTCATTGTTATTTCTCCTTAAGGTTTTAGTTATTTGTATAACTTGTTTATTTATTATGTTTTGTTGATTCCTATCAACAGTCTTCCAGTGATGTTGAAAGTGTCAGTAAGAATTGCTCTTTTCATTCCAAAGTATAATCCAGGTCTAGTGCCTTGGTTGCCATCAATTAGTATTGTGACATCCTCAAGTGTTTGCGTACTGCTTGATTGGAAACTTTTATGAGTTATGACACCTATGCCACCACTTGGACTGGAAGTCGTTGATGTGTCTGATAACTGGTTAACAGTAAAACCTGCTTCATCTGAACTGTTTGAACTGCTGTAGGTGGGATGAGTAATCACGGTCAACTTTAATGTGCCTGATGGGTTCAGTGCCACTGCATCACCGTTCACATGGTCCACAACTCGTAGTGTAATACCTTTTGGATCTGAAATTACATTCCAAGTGCCTGCACCTTGATTACTAAATCTAAAAAAATTGGATGAAGAAGATGTTGGATGTGGTATGCCGTGTGTGTATTCGCACAAACAGTCAAAACCAAGTCCTGCAACTGCTGTCAATAAAGGTGAAGTGAATGGCATTATGACATATCCAACATGGCATTGCCGTAAAGGTTTGTGCCGTCAGATACGAAACATAAAACATCCACATCATTTGCACCTGTGGATAGTGTGGGTGCTGTGCCACCTGGAAATTTATATTTTGAATCGTAAGCCAAAGTCCTTCCACCTGTGCCGTCCTGTTTTACTATCAAGACGTATGTTGCTCCTGCTTCAATGTTGGTTGGGTTTGCCAGTGTTGAACTTGCCGCCAATGTTAATTGTGCCACTTGGTTTGTGCTAAGGTCCCATGCAATACCACCTGAACTGTCATCTGTTGCAGTCAAGGTAGTCATATCAAAATATTGTTGTTTTGAATATTCACCTTTGGTTGCGTAAGGTCCAGACGCATCATAAAAATCTATGATGGTGTTCACATTGGTGATGTTTTGCAGTATATCTGATCTTGCATCAGATATTGAATCATTTGCGTTATCGCAATTGGTTGTTCCTGCTTTTGATCCTGATGGCCATGCCATATATTTCTCCTTTGTTATATTTAACTAAATTGTGGTCCGTTATTAGCAGATACATCACTGCCTGATCCTGTCTTGTTGATTGTGTAATTAAATTGTGAAGTATCACCACCTTTGTGGAAAAAATCTGTTGTGTCACCTGTGTGAAATATTAGTGGTTGCGACAACCCTGAAGCCGTCCCAAAAGGTCCCATTTCCACAGGGCCATTGTTATAAAATTTATCCAAATTTGTAGATAGATCCACTGCTGAATCATCTATCCATAGTTGTGTAAGATGTCCACCATTATCGCCAGCCTGGTTCCATTGTATCAATAAGTTGAAATTATCATATGCATCAAAATTGGATCTGTTGCCTGCAGTGATTCTTCCTGCTAGTTCAGTGAAGGAACTAGACTTATTCACACCATCAACATAAAACTCTATGCCTGGATCAGAAGTGGTACACGAAACCACAAAATGATGATAGTCGCCATCAAATAAACCACTACCAAAAGAACTTTCTGGACTGTTGCCATTTTCAGAATATACAAAATCACATCTAAAATTATTACCGCTGTCCCTACATCCAAACCTATATCTACCCTTATGCATTTCAACGAACATCAATGCAGGACCACCTATGCCTGACTGATTGCCATCGTTTAGGTTGAAAGGTATAATATTACCAGTATCACCTGAATCAAATTTGAACCAAAAGGACACTGTGACTTCACCTGTTGATGAACCTGGTTGTGTGGTAATAGCACTATCACCTGATCTTAATGACTGCCTGTCAAGTGCTCTTAGTCCAGGTATAGATACGAACTGTGGTCCATCATTTGAACTTATGTCTGTGCCTCCTGAACCTACCAATGTCCAGGACCTGGATGACGAACCTCCATCATTTCTAAAGCCTGTGGTATTGCCCTCAAAATAGTGCATTGGTTGTGGCAGACCAGTTCCAGTACCATCACTGCCCATGTTAAGTGCACCGCCGTTGTAAAATGCATTTCTTATTCCAGTTATGTCAAGATCGTGTGAAACATGGTCAATCCAAAGTTGTGTGATTGGATTTTGCACATTATTGCTACTTGAACTGTCTGAACTGGACAAGATGTATGCCTCGTCGTAAAGGTCCCATCTGATATGGTTACCACTTTGATTGACTGAATTAAATGTATTTGCATTTGAGGTTTTTTCAACACCATCCACATATATGTTGAATGTTGTGCTATTTTTTTGTATAGCAACATGATGTAGGTTACCATCTCCGTGTATATTGCCCACATCTAATATCATGTCAAATTTCCAAGAACCACTGACCAATGCACCAAAGCGGACAAATCCGTTGCTACTGACCTGTCCACCACCTGTACCGTAATTGTACAATGCAAAAACCTGTGACGTGCCTTGTTCAAATTTGAATATATATTTCTCGCCTGAAGTTGCACTGGCATCAAATCTCATCCAGAATGCAAATGTCATAGTGTCTACGGCACTTTCGCCTGCACTATATGATTCGTCTTCCAACACATAATCACCGTTTGGATCCACCATTGCCAATCCCGTTGCCGCCGCCGCGGATACACCAATTGCTGGGTGCGTGGTTTCCAATGATAGTGTGTTCAATCTGGCTATGCCTAATGGCATTGTTATCTCCTATGCACTAAAGTTTTTTGAAAGTGATGCAAAATATGTACCACTTGCAAATGTTATTGTCATAATGTCAATGCTGTTACCAGCAGTGGACAAAGTTTTTTCTCCACCAGCAAACAACATCCTGTTGGCACTGTCTACATTGTCAGTAAAAGTTCTGTTGCCTGATCCATCCTGTTCAAAAATTATTGAAATGGTTGCCCCTTCAGTTTCTGTTGCAAAACCATTGAAGTTCACTGCACCAGTCAATACCATTCTCTGTATTGGTCCATCTGTTGGCTCTGGTGTGAAGTTTGCGTTATAACTTATTTCGTGAATCTTTTCATTGTATGTGATATTTTTTAAATTTGTTTTTCCATTACCATCAGGTTGGATATCAATGTTTCCCGCAGACGTAGACACAATGTCTTGACCATTAACATCCAAGTTGCCACCCAGTTGTGGTGAACTGTCGTTAACAATGTCTGTCAATCCTGCTGAGACTGTGCTTGTAATTGTGTAGGCACCTGCTGAATCTGGATTGGTCACTGTGATACCAGTGCCACCTTGCAGTCTTGCAAATCCAAGATTGTTAGAAC